CTACAAACCTAAATTAATATTTTTCGTACAAATATTATTGCAAAAAGCATCATCATGCTCCACAAACAATAGTGTAGGACAATATTCCAAAATCATTTTTTCAATTTGGATACGTGAAAAAATATCAATATAGTTCAATGGCTCATCCCATATATACAAATGTGCACTTTCACAAAGGCTTTTAGCAATTAGTACTTTCTTTTTCTGACCAGCACTAAAATCCACCATGTTCTTATCAAACTGCTCTCTATTAAAATCCAGTTTACGAAGAATCGTTTTAAATAGAGTTTCATCGATCTTATTATTATAGGCAAATTCAGATAGATTACCTTTTAAATATGAAGTATCTTGCGAAATATAAGAAATTTTTAGTCCACTTGCTAGCATAAAATTTCCGGTAAATTTAATATCATCTCCATTAATCAATTTTAGGATACTAGACTTACCACTCCCATTTTTTCCGATAATGGCAACTCTATCACCAATATTGACTCTGAAATTAAGATTACTGCATACTTCTTTATCTCCATAAGACAATGATAAATCATTCGCTTCTATTAAGCACTCTTTGTGAGATTCAAGTGGTGAAATTTTTAAGTCATCATATTGTTCAATGTTGTGGAGCAGTTCTGATTTTTGTAAAACGGCTTCCTGATGTCTTGACTCAATATTTTTGGCACGTTTCATCGCTTTTGCAGCCTTATGTCCAACATAACCCTTATCCAGTTTTGAACCAGAATTTGTTGTTCCATATTTACTTTTTTCTACTTTATTTGACCAGTTTGAACTACGTTTTGCTGCATAAGACAACCTTCCTATTTCTTTAAGGAGTTTCTTGTTTTCTGCCAGTTCAAAATTATCTTGTAACGTTTTGTTCTCCCACCAAGAAGTAAAATTTCCCTTTTGGATTTCGATATTCGTTTTATTGATAGATAGTATATGGTCAACACATTGATCAAGTAAGCTTCTATCATGAGATACCAAAATAAACCCCTTCTTGCGTTTCAAATAGTTTTGCACTACATTACGTGCATCGATGTCAAGATGGTTTGTAGGTTCATCAATAAGCAGGAAACAACTCGCTGTAAGGAATAAAGCTGCAAGAAGGACCTTTGTTTGCTCACCATTTGACAATGTATTAAACGGACGATATAAAGCATCTTCTTGAACATCAAGCAATGATATTTCACGAAAAATCTCCCAATCCATACATTCCGTACAAATACTCTTCATTACTTCAATTGTATATAGACTCTTATCTTCCACATCATAAGGAAAATACTCAAACTTAACTGTAGAACTTATATTGCCGGAATACGCATATTTGCCAAGCAGTAAATTTAAGAAAGTAGTTTTACCGCGTCCGTTTCTTCCAATAAAACCGAGTTTCCAATCTGTATCTATCTGAAAACTTACATTTTCAAAAATATTGTCATAACTTCCTTCATATGAAAAAGTTAGATTTGAAACATTTATTAAGGACATATATTTCTTCCTCCTTTACATTATAAAAATTTTATAAGCAAAGTCGGTTTTCGGCATTAATTACTCTATAATGTTATCCAACTCTGCAAGGATTTTGTCATGAATGACATAGTATCATTGTCTATCACGTTTATCTTCCTTTCTTTTACAAATATTAAAAGCCGCAAGAAAGTAAATTCTTACGGCTCAAAAACAAATACTATTATTACCTTTTGTTATACATAACATAAGGTTACTGTAATGTATTATTGAGTGTAGAATACTTAACTTTCTTGCAATTTGCATAACAAAACAAACGGTTCTATAGCCGTTTCTTTAAATATCTTATTATGCATCATATAATTAGCAAGAAAAGTTATACATTCTTCCACCTCCAAGTCGTTTTATTATATCATATTATCTTTAAAAATCCAATATAATTCTTCTGTTCTCTTTCTAAAGATTACCCTTCTACATCAATCTCGACTCCTGATTTGAATTCAACAGCGAACTTATCATGAAATACCGTAACTTTTTCTATAAGCCTCCTTACTAACTGCTCATCATATTCCTCTAACTCACAGGATTGTTCATTAAAGAAATCAGTCATTTCAGCGATTCGTTGCCTTTTTCCTTCACGCTCTGCATTTTCAACAAGTGCATTTTGCTTCAATTCTCGAAGGTGGTAGATTTCATCAGCCACATCTTCATAGTCATTCTTGGATTTTGCTTGGATAAGAAGCTGTTGTTGTAATTCTTCCAATTTGCTATCAATATCATTGGTGGCATTATCATTTTCTTCATTAAGTATAGTAGCTATGTTTTTCTGCAACGCCTGGAGGAAGGGTTCTTTGTTAGCCAAAAGTTCGTTAATAGCCTTGACCACTGCTGTCTGCAATGTTTCCTCGTTTATGGTAGGGGCAGTACATTCAGATCCTTTTTCCTCCAAACGGCTGACGCATCTCCAAACAATAGACTTGTAACCTCGGTTATTCCAGTGTACCCGGCGGTAAATATCACCGCACTGTCCACAGTAAACAATACTCGATAAAGCATACTTACTACTATAGACCCGCTTTTTACCGTCCTTGCCCCCGCGAAGATTTGCTCTTCGAACCATCTCTTCTTGAACCTGCATAAAAAGCTCACGTGGAATGATAGGCTCATGGCTGTTTTCTACATAATACTGGGGAACGATGCCGTTATTCTTTACTCGCTTTTTAGAAAGGAAATCAACCGTATATGTTTTTTGTAGCAGGGCATCACCGATGTACTTTTCATTCTGCAGGATTTTCTTGACAGTTTCCGGCCGCCAATGCGGCTTATTCGCAGCGGTCAGAATACTATCTGCTTTAAGACTTCTGCAAATTTGGAGCAAGCTTGCACCTTCCAGGTACTCGCGGTAGATGCGTTTGACCACTTCAGCTTCGACAGGTTCAATGATGAGATGACCGTCCTCGTCCTTGGTATACCCAAGGAATCTATTGTGGTTGACCTGAACCTCACCGTTTTGGTAGCGGTATTGCAAGCCTAATTTAACATTCTGCGATAAGGATTGGCTTTCCTGCTGTGCGAGTGATGCCATAATGGTAAGCAAAACCTCGCCTTTGGAGTCCATCGTGTTTATGTTTTCTTTTTCAAAGAATACGGGGATATTCTTTTCCTTCAATTCTCTGATGTATTTCAAGCAGTCCAATGTATTTCTGGCAAATCGGCTGATGGACTTGGTAACAATCAGGTCGATATTCCCTGCCATGCACTCACCAATCATGCGGTTGAACTCTTCACGCTTTTTGGTGTTCGTGCCGGATATGCCGTCATCGGCAAATATCCCTGCAAACTCCAACTCGCTATTTTGCTTGATGAAGGCGGTATAATGCTCCACCTGTGCCTCATAGCTTGTAGCTTGTTCATCACTGTCCGTAGACACACGGCAGTAAGCAGCAACCCTTAACTTAGGTCTTTCTTCTGCTTGTACGGTGTTTCCTAGCCTGCGTCTGGCAGGAATAACCATAACATTCTTAGCTGTTGTCATTTATAAAATCCTCCCTTTCAATCAAACTATAGGCATATTCAGCCTGTTTAAATGGGTCTTCATATATTTTTTTTACCTTTGGACGATAAAACTGAGTCGAGCATTCCGGTTTTGGTGGTTCTTTTAGTTCACGAATACGCCCCAGACATCTTGCTCGTTCCATCCTCTTTTCTTCTACCGCATCGAAAGTTTCCTGATCGATGATGGCAGGGTAAAAGGCATCCCCATGGTAGTGACGGTTGCGAAGTAGTTGTCCAACCCTGCTGTGGAGCATCTTCAGACCGTTCTTGGCAGCAACAGCCGCCAGTGACATTCCACTTAAGTAATCCGAAAAAATCATCCGCACCTTCGCAGCCTGTTCTTCATCAATTACTGCCTTGCCATCAACAATGCTATATCCATAGGGTATATGCGTCATTTATTTCACCAGCCTTTCTTTCAAATTCAGTCCGCACTTTAATTCGAACATAACCTCAGCCCTGGAAACCACTGTCACCCTATCCACATAGGCAAGGAATAATTCCTCCGTAAATTCTGTAACCATGTTGTTTTTTGCGGTAAACTGCATCAGTAGTTTCAGTTCTTCCACCTTGCTGTATTCACCGCTCATGGAATACAATAGCCCTTCTTTTTTCTTACTTAGCATTTCTGCTTCAGTATTCAGTTCATTGCTGACCTTATGAAAAAGGGCCGGTGACAGCTTAACGCTTGTCATAAGGTCCGTCAGGACTTGTTTCTGCTCTACATTTTTTTCAATTTGATTTTCAAGCTCACTAATCTGCTGAAGTCTTTCGCTGTCGCTAGTGGTTATCAAATCGTTCAACAGAGGCTTAAGCACTACCTTGTGCGAGAACACCAGCTTGTTCATCATCGTGAGGAATGCCGCCTTTAAAGCATCGTCCGTGATGTATTTCATGGAGCAGGCATCCACCGAATCGATATGCCGACCGCAACACCAGGCTACATAAGCACCACTTGGCTTGTAATGCATCCTACGCTTAAAGGTGCTACCGCACTCTCCGCACTTGATTCTGCCTGAGAAGCCGTAGCGATTATTGTACTTAGCAGTGTCCTCACCATTACCTTTTTCTTTGCCACGCTGCCTTAACAGTTCATTTACCTTATCAAAATCCTCGTGGCTTATAATCGGCTCATGATGGTTTTCACAAAAGTACTGATCATATTCACCGTTGTTTCTATGGCGGTTAAAACTGCTATCCGTATAAGTCTTTTGAAAAATAACATCACCCGTATATTTTTCATTTTTCAAAATGAATTTAATTGTCCCCGGATGCCATTTTTTACCTTGTATTGGTGGAAGCCCCTCTGAATTGAGTTCCCTAGCAATCATATGGGTACCTTTACCTGCAAGGGCATCAGCAAAGATGCGTTTAACCACCACCGCCTGCTCAGGCACAACCACCAGCTCTCCATCCACATTGTCATAACCGTAAGGAGGGCAGGCAATAATGAAGGTGCCGTTCTTAAAACGCCGCTGAATACTCCACTTGGCATTTTGCGAAATGGATACCGACTCGCTTTCAGCCATACTGCTTAGAATGGAAAGCATCAATTCACTTTCCATTGATGCTGTATTGATATTCTCTTTTTCAAAGAACACTGGAATATCCAGCTCCAGTAGTTTTCGCACCATTGTTAGGCAATCTGCTGTATTTCTCGCAAATCGGCTGATGGACTTGGTAACGATGTAATCAATCTTCCCTCTCCCACAGTCCTTCAGCATGGATAGCAGGCCTTCACGCTTTGAGGTCTTGGTACCGCTGATTCCTTCGTCATAATACAAACCGGCAAATTCCCATTCTGGATTTGCCCTTATATAGGTTTCGTAATGTGCCTTTTGTGTTTCCAAGCTGATGAGCTGGTCATCGCTTGAACTAGACACTCGGCAATAGGCTGCAACTCGGATTTTCTTTGCAGGTCCTACGCTTTCAATTTCTTCTATTTTTGTTATCGTTTTCATCAACTCACCCCACTTCCGCTTGGTCACATATTACCTCTAAGCCCCAGTATTATCAACGGTTTCAGGGCATTATCGCAGCTAATTTCGGAGAAAATGTTTCCTTATTTTTAGCCATAATTTTATTTAATTCCACGTCTGAAATCATGCCCTTTTCAAACAGTTTTTTTGTCATCTGCTGGGCAAGCATATAGCTATACTCCTTCTGCATTTCTTCCTCTGTGTATTCATGTTTCTTCGGGGCGGCATTCGATTGTTCCGGTGTCAGTTTTGTTACCTGCATGGCAGTTCCTCCTATCTGAAGGATGGATTTATTTCCTTCTGACTACAGCAGGAAATAACAATCCCTATACTCCTTCTAACAATAAGCGAAAAAAAACAGGCAATCGAACCCCTAAAAAAAACAAAAAAAAATAAGCCTACCAAGAAAGCAATCTTGATAGGCTTATTCCTTAATGTAGCTGAATATTCCCTGACTATTACCACCATCACATAATTTACATTTAACAAGATGATAATTTTAGTATAACCTAACACACTATTTCCAAGCATCTGGTACTTTATAGGTTGTCATCATTGCATTAAACTTTTTATAAAATTCATATCCTTCCTCAGTTAAATGCACCTTCTCTGAAATTTTCAGCTTTTCATACATCTCAAAATATTTCTCAGCGTATTCTTCTTTATGTTTTTGATAATATTTGTCACAAAGTGTTCTTACATCATCATATTCTTTATCATTAAGCATACCATAGCATGGATAATGATTAGGATAAAGTTTACTTGAAGTTAACATTTCAAAAAATATTTCAAACTCATCCAAAAGCCATTCTACGGCTATTTCCTTCTCTCCTTCTAATACAGTTTCATCCTCAATAAAAAGCCCTTCATCTGCCATCTTATCATATTCCGCTTGTGAAATTGTTTCATCGGTTACCCATCCGTGTGGTGGACTATCAATTTTTATACAAAACTTTACCTTTTCCTTGTTTTCAATAAATTTTATTATAAAATCAATGCCTTCCATCGAAAAGGAAGAATCTTCACCCTTTTTCAAAGAATTGTACATTCTAATCATCCCTGGCAGAGGATCTCCCAATGATTCATCACAAGAAACTACCATATATTTATGCCCAACCTGAACCTTCAAAAAGAGCCAACCATATTGAATTCCCGCAAAGTAAAAAGAAAACATAGTAAATCCCCCTTTCACATAAATCATTTTTTAATCGTGATGGGCTATACCCCTTCATATCATATTATTCAAACTCTTTAAGAAATTATCATTGTCCGACTGCCTTCGTTTTGAAGCTCCTTTTACTCTACCACCTGCCATACGCACTTTTTTATGCTCATACCTTACGGTAAGCAAAGCCTCAATGTTTTCATTTGTGTATTCTAGACCATCCTGCCTTAAAACTCTTGCTTTCTTTGCTAGGCACATTGCGGCAAGTCCGTAGTCCTGGGTTATAGTAATATCCCCTGGTTTAACTAGATCAACCAAGGTAAAGTCTACGCTATCCGCACCTTTGGAAACAGTTATGGTTTTTATCCCCTCACGCTCTATCTGGTGGGAAGTATCACATAAAATTATGACTTCTATATTTTTAGCCTTACAAACTGCAAGTACTTCATCAACTACCGGACAGCCATCTGCGTCAATTAATACCTTCATATTATCTCCTAATAATTTATGCTTATCATTATATCATTTTCGCATCCAGGCATAAAGCAGTATAGCACTTACCCCATAAGCAATATTACGCTGCTTCTTAATTACCCTCAGTTTTTTCTTCTCCTCGGCTGCGTATGTTGCTAAAGATTTGTTGGCATTCTGCAATAATTCGGTCTGAGCCTGAGAGGTTTGTTTCAATTTCAACAACTCTACTTTCAGCAGATTGGATTCGTTCCTGGCTTTTATCAATTCGGTCTTGGATAGCGTCAGTTCGCTTTTCAGTTCCTTCAATTCCGTCTGTGACTTCTCGTTGATATTTTTCAACTGAATCAAGTTGCTCTCTAGCTGATTCAATTCGGAGGCTGTTATCGGGTACTGTACTTCTGCTGCATAGGTAGTATACGGTAGCCATAAGTATAAGGCAAATAACAGCACCAATAGCCACATATTTCTTTTTACCATTTAGCATTTCACCACCCCACTTAAAATACGGTTTTCTAAAAGTGTAATTTTCATTTTCTTAAAATTTCACAGGTCAAATCATACCAACCCTTAAAATTAAAGTGCTTAGGAAGGCTTGTAGAAAGCCGTTTTCTACTCATTATTAAAGATTTTTCTTCCACCAAGCTGCTTTACCTCGAATTACCTCTCCGCCAGGTTTTAACTCCTCCGTAAGCGGTGTATCCGGCAAATACCACAAGTCCCAACGTTCACAAGTTGTAGAAGGTCCGTAATTATCTTCTTCTGCTGCTTCACAGTGAGTTTTTACATGGTCATAATCAATAGACAGGGCAAGCTCCTCGCATAAAACTGCAACAACCTGTGCCACACCATCAATCTGGTCTTGCGTAGGAGGATACGCACCAAAATCCGTATTATACCCACTATTGGCCTGTGCCTTATAGCACCCTGCCATGCATATGCCGATTGCTCTGCTATTTCTATTCCAAGTGTGAGCTAACACCTCTGTCAAATCTTCAGTGCTGACATAAATACTGCCGTCTGCGTCTACATTGATGTGGTAATCATCAAAAAACTGATGATAGCGCCCAGCCGTCCAATGAACGTAAATCTTATTAGTATAACCCTTGGCAGCTTTAGCCATATCTCTCAATTCATCTAAGTTTACCTTTCTCATGCGTTTTATCCTCCTCAAATTTATCCGGTATGCCGTTATTGTCCATATCAATAAAACAGCCTGCTATGAAGGTCATAAAACCTATCATGGCAGGCCCAATCATTTCTTTAATTACAGCAAGTAGGTCACTCATCACGATTTGCCCGTTATAGCCTTGATATAGCCAAGCTGAATAATAAGTAACTACCAAAAGTACTACCAACATAAAGTAACCTACGATTACCATTTTTATTGGTTTTTTCATTCCATTAAGTTTCTTTTTTAGTGTGTCTATTGTTTTACCAAAAATAAGCTTTACATTATCAAACAATGTCATACCTCCCTATGTACAGACATATTTGGCAGTTTCATTGCCTTTTGATAAATTTCTGAAATACTGCCGTTGCCGCCAAGCTCGTGGTAAGCCTGATACATATCCGTCAAACTCTCTAGGTTATACAACGCTATATAGCCTTGGGTTTCAGCTTTATAACACAGACTTATAATCTCTGTTCGTAAAAGGCTACGGATTGCCACATCTATAGCTTTATTTTTACTCTCTCTTTCACTTTGGTGTTTCTTATAATCCTTATAAAGCCTATACCCGAATTCTAAAAAACCGCACTGCAAAAGCAGCACGGCCAAATTCACCCAATTTTTAGTTATCACTTCCATTGCTAATGCCCCCTTAAAAGCCTATCTACACTAACTGTTCTGCCTGTATACTTAACAAGGGCTACTTCTGCTTGCTATAATCATCAGCTCATCCTCGGCTTTACAACTCTATACCAAGCAGCGCCGCCGTTGCCTGTCCTGTGCTGTCACCAGTCATAGTAGCCTCTTATTGGAAAAATTTCTTCCAGTTTTTCTTTACCGTCTTCCTCATTAACAGCAAGAAGTTTTGATTTTATATCTTCGTACCAAACATAAGCATCCATCTGACTTCTACGAACAGTATCATACACTTTTTGCATACTGGCATAATTTAGCACGACAAGGTCTTTTTTCTCTTTGTTTAACCAAACCTTATAGCCTGTTTCTCCATTTTGCGCGACCATTAGCGGCGAATATGCCGCCATAAAATTGGTAATATCATCACCGCCGCAGTCAAAGCCGTATGTAATTCCATCAATTTCAACCCAGCGAACTTCATCACGACGCTTTGCGAATTCCGCACCAGCGGCAGTAAGATACCGCTGACGTGCATACTCTAATGGCTCAAAATCTGTATAATCGCCCCACAAGGCACACCATGGATACAATTTCCGCTCGTTCTCAGCACTGATGTGGTCCGTATTTATAATATTTATGATTTGATTTTTATCGTCTACAACACAAATCATCCGCTCACCCCCAGCGCTTTTACGAATATAAATCCAACGCCTCCGCTCGCACCTGCGTAGCCCATACTGCCGCTACCAGTGCCGCCAGAACCGCCGCTAACATTATAAGTCCCTGAGTTTGACACAGTGTTAGCAACGATAATGATAGCACCACCCCCACCACCGCCGCCACCGCCGCCGTAGTGTCCTTTTGCTTTTTCCCCGTTGTATCCTTTGGCTTCGATAGTTCCCGTTATCACGGCTTCCGCTGCAACGACAGTAATACTGCCACCACCTTTCCCGCCGGCTCCACCATCACCAGTATCGCCACCGGCTCCACCACCGCCGCCGGCTCCGAAATAAACCACGTCTTGACCTGGATCGCGAGTGCCTACCACCGCACCCGCGGCACCGCCCCAGCGGCTGTTTCCATTGCCGCCCGCCCCGCTTGCGGCGCTTATCCCTTGGTGTCCGGGTTCTCCGCGTTCACTCGGGGAGCCACTGGCTCCACCACCGCCGCCGTTGCTAACGCCAACGGTTTCTCTCATAACACCCTTGTGGATAAATGCTCCTTGACATTTTATGCGGACAAAGCCTGATACCCCTACAGTGACCTTTGCCGGGATATGTACGCTTTTATAATTTTTAACCCCACTTATCGTTATATCGGTCGTCGGCGCAAAGTCCCCATCGCTGCCATCGCCGCGATCTAGCCACCACGCCGGATAACGATTAGAACTTACGCCCGCCAGCGTACCTGTTGCGGTATAAATAACTTCAACTATTTTACCTGCGTCAGCTGACGCAAAAAGAATCTTTCCGGTATTCCAACTTGGATCGCCATCTGCTCCCGTGCTATAGTCCGGCCAAAAATCACCGGTGGCAGGACTTGCGGCAACTTCCGCAAATGTAGAACCGTAGGTTATTGTGTTGCCATTGATTGCAGTAATTTCTTTAACAGTAATTGTAGACGGACTGTTTTTTTGCGGCACCTCATTTAACCTTACAATATAAGGACTTCCTCCCGGCACAATATGTCTTTCTGTTGTTAAAACTGCTGTGCTTATATCACTATAAGGGTTATGCCTATAATCACTTGGGTATGCCATATAATCATCCTCCAATCTTTAATTGCTTAGTGCTGGCTTGCTGCAGGAGCTCTGCCAGTTTAGCGTTACGGTCTAAATCAGCAAAATATCTGTCTATGCTAAAAGGCTGCTCGCCAAGCTCTACATCCAGCTTTATACCGTCTTTTCCCGAGATATTGTACTTCAATTTTATTATCGGATAATCATAGCGAAATCCATCTAAATCGGTTATAGCAGCCTGTCCTTGCGTAGATAATTTGCGCACAAAAAAAGAACCATCAGGTTTGGGATATTCCAACACTATGTTAGATATCTTAACCGCCTTGATAGGTTCTTTATAACGATTAATTTGATTCAATCCCCACCTCTGCGCATCACTGACTGCATAGGCGCTAGGCAAAGACCATACTGCTTCTTGCACACCATACTTTAACTGGCTTTCTAGATTTTCAACACTACAAAGCCATTGCTCTCCTTGCTCATCAACATTACCGCCTTTGATATAAGCTTTATTAACGATTTTTTCAACATCCCAGCTAGGTTGATATTTACCGACATGTTTGCCTACCCAGAAGCGCGCTTGCTCGTTGATTTCATTTATCCGCGGTTTAAAATACAGTTCCCGCAATTCATCAACTCCGTACACATAATCAATCGCAAAATCAGACAACTGTTTTAAAGCTTCTTTCGCCGTTACGCCATCAAATTCTATTTTGCTGATTGTGTACGCAGTATTAACTATTTTATTGCCGTTAAAGGTTAAACCTACCTGTCGTTCTATTTTTCTAGCAATATCAGCAACGATTGCCGACACCTCCATGTTTTCATAGGTCGCAAAAATAAAGACTTTATCCAACAAATTATAAAATCCATGCCCGGTAAATTTATAATTATCGTCCGTTGAACCTATTATTGGTCTCGTAATAACATAGCCGCTCCACCAAGGTTTTATATCATTAAACAAATGAATATCAATGCGCTGACGATAGTCAAGCTCACTATTAGTCGGCATTTTGCGAAATATTATTTCTACCTTGCCGCACCCTGTTTCGACAAGTTCAAAGCTTAGTTTTTCAATGCTGTTGAATTCTGATCCTGCTCCGAAAACCGCAGTCTTTGTTCCGGCTGAATTATAAGCAATAACTGTATAAATCCCTGGCAAATAATTGATTTTATCATCAGGCAAATCACCGCCGCCACTATCAATTACAACAGAACCAGCATACCTATATTTACCATAATGGTATAAACCATAACGCAAATTACTCATATAAACCACCTCGCAGTGTATGCAATATTAACTTTACAGGCGGCTCCCGTATATTCATAAATATTTTCTCCAGGAAAGGCATGTAAAAAAATACCGTTAAACGTATTTAAGCTATTGCCTGTGTCTCTGCGTACAGTGCCGGTTTCTCCGTTTACAACGGATATAGCCGGTGCCGTCAAAAGTGTGTCTTTTAATATAAACCTTTGTCCGCTTGTGACATGTAAAATTGCAATATCCGGAGTAGTGCTACCCTCTGGCGGTACGAAAGTAAAAATCAATGGCACATCTACAGATGAAGGATTCTCAATAATAATTTTAGTTTCATTTTGCTCGGATATAAAATTCGTGGTAATCACTGTTTGAGTAATGTCATATCTAAATGGATCTGCTAAAAGCAAACTAACCGTAATATTACTCCAACGCTGTTTAAAGCCGTTCTCATACTCGTGGGTAATTTTGCTGATGCTTGCAACATTAAAACACCTGTCAGATCGGCCGCAATAAAGCTTATAATCTGTTTGAGCAAAATATCTGTAGGCGCGGTTTAAAAGCTCATCGTGACTAAATTCATCTTTGCTTTTTAAAGAAAACTTCACCTTTATCGTATGACCTTTAACCATGCCGTCCCCCACTACATCTCCGCCATGTGAAAAGGCTCTATCCCCAATTTTATTATTAAAATCATAGCTACCTGCATCCGACAAAGACCACTCTGCCGGAAGGACATATTCATAACCATCCTTTAAAATTTTTAAATTGTCCTCGGTTCTTTCTCTTTCAGGAAAATTCACATTAAACACCTCTTAAGCCGACAGCTACTATATTACTTAGCCCCTCAAACAAGTCATTTACGTCTGCGGCATCGTTAATATCTCCATAAATATTTTGAGTAACCGTTGCGTTTCTATTTGCACCGGCTTCTACAATACCCTCTGCAATGTTATTAAACACCGCTTTATTTAAGGGCAGTGCTACCTCGTTATCTATGCCCTCACCAATAATACCTAAAGCAGGACCTGTAAAATAACCACCCTTAGCATAGCCTTGTACTGATATGGCATTAGCACTGCTTTTAGTCCCCGTACCTATTGAGGATACTGCTAAAAGAGATGCACCTAAGGCCGCTGCCGTAGTAAGAGAGGCTGTAACCATTCCCAAGGCGCGGGCTGCAGAGCCCGGATGCACCGTTTCATAGGCTACAGCCACAGGTGCCCAAGCAGATAGCTCTGCCGCAGATTGCGCCACACTTGTTGCCGCCTCTTTCTTTTGAATGTTCTGCCCCATAACATGGGATAAAATCATACCCGCTGCCTGCTTTGCAAAATATTGTGCTATTACTTTAAGCATACTCTTACCTAAATCAGCAAAAGCATCCTTAGCACTTTTAGCATTGGTAAGAATGTTCGTAAATGCATCCTCCAGACCTGTTAAAGCCGTACCATACAAATCTGTTACCATTTGAGATATAGTGGCATGAGCATCTAAAAAAGCCTGCTGATAAGTATCCATCATGGTCTTTTGAGCCTCCATGTCATTTAAGCGCATGGCAGCTTCTTCTGTTAATACCTCTTTAAGCCTTGCCAGGTCATTAGTTCTGTAGGCTTCATCAATATTAGCTTGAATATCCTTGCATTGAGCATGATACTCCGCCTTGGTATCTTCATAAGCTTTATCTTCAGCCAGCTTGTCTTTAAGCATTTGCTTATGAAAGTCTAGCTCCCCCGATTCACTTTGTTCGAAGGCAATACTGCGCTCTTTTAAGGCCTGAAGGAATACCTCCTTCTCATTATCTGTTAAGCCAATGAAAGTATTAGAAAGATTGGTCCAGCGTTCTTCAATACCATCTAATGTCTTTTCATGCTCAAGCTTCATTTTGACAAGTTCTGCAGCAGCGGCATCTGCATTTAAAACACTGCCTGCCGCTTTTGATGCAAAGGAGGCCGCACTTATACTGCTTCTTATATCCTGAATTTTCTTTGCTTCTTCCTGCAAAGCCGTTATCCGTTTTTGAGCATACAACTCTACTAGCCGCTGTTTATCTCTTTCGTAGTTTTCATTAGCAGTTTTTGATTTTTCAAGCTCAGCACTTTCTTCTTGATACCAGCGCTCTACAAGCTGTGACTTGGTATTAAATGTGCGCACCCATTCTTCTTCAATAGACTTAGAGGTGTTGGCAGCTTGAGTGGCAGTATTACCTATACTACCACTGCCCCCTTTACCGCCACCGCTCGGTACCGCTCCGCCACTGCTGCCTTTAAAATTACTAAAATCAGGCTTCTTCAATTCTTTTTTAGGGGCAGAATCACTATTTGCACCATCTTCAGAATTCCCTTCGCCTACGTTATTTAAAGCCGCATTAGTTTCAAAGATTTTTGAAATCAGACCGGATAACCAGCCAGTTGCACTGTTTACAAAATTAGAAATGGTGGAAAGTCCGCTTGATGCCCAAGCCGGCAAAACACTATCTGCCATTCCGCCTAAAGCCGAGGCAACTGCCTCTAAAGCAGAACCTACTCCATTAACCATCCATTCAAAGACACTGCATATGCCTTCAATCGCAGTCGCAACCATTGTTAAAAGATAAGCTGCACCTGTGATAAGGTTGCCAAAATATTGAAGTATTCCTGTTACTACAACAGCTACCACAGTACCAAAAGCTACAAACAGCGGTCTTAAAGCTGTAAGCACTGATGAAAATAGATTGCCTAGGGCCGAGAAGGCAGACTGCAAGGCACTTCCTGCTTGGAACAAGACTTCTGTCTTTACCCCCATCAATTGAAACACGTCTGCTACACTTACCCCATTAGCCCATAGTGTATAAAGAACAGCTCCAATAGCAGTAATAACCGCTATAAAAGGTGCTGCCGTTGCTACTGCCGCTCCAATTGCGGTAATAAATGGTGCTGCCATAGCGAGTGCTGCAATCCCTGCTGCATACATGGCAGGAATAGCAATTCCGGTTAAAGCTGTGCCAAAGGCAATAATGGCAAGCTGAACCTCAGGCGGTATGCAGCTTAGAATTGCTTCGCGAATACCGCCCTCCTGCAATACGGCAGCAAAATTACTAAGCCACTCACCAATAGAACTAAACAGCTCCGGCAAGTTCAAGGCCTCTGCAATAGCCAGACCTGTTTGAGAGGCAAGCTGTCCTAAGCCGTCCATAAGATTAGACCATGTACCAATAATCGTGCCGCTTTGCTGCTCCATCATGCCGCCATAGCGATTTTCCATACCGCCTACCAAAGCGTCTAATGCCATTTGGCTATCTACCATGCGTTTTGTTACCATATCTTGAGCCGTTGCAACATCAGTACCTAACTTATCTGCTAAAAGCTGCCAAGCAGGAATACCAAGCTCTGTAATCTGCATGATTTCCTGGCTGGCTAATTTACCCTTAGCTGCAATCTGCCCTAGGGCAATAGTCAAACGGTTTACACCATCTTGTCCTGCCCCAACGCCTGCCGCTGCATCACCAACAGCGGTAAGCGTAGGAATAATCTGCTCAGCCGTAAAGCCAAAAGCTAAAAACTTTTGGCTGGCTTTAGTTACATCATTAAATTCAAAAGGGGTATTAGCTGCAAAATCCTGCAGTTCTTTTACAAAAGCTGTAGCCTTTTCTGCACTGCCCAGCATATTAGTCATTGCGACCTGCACATTTTGCAGTTCGCCACCGGCTTTTACTGCATAAATGCCTAAAGCCCCTAAGGCTGCACCAAAGCCTTCCAGTACATTTACTGCTTTACCCGATAAATTTAATCCCTCAGAACCGAAGGCGGTCTTAAGCTGTCTTTTGGTAGCAGCTATTTCTTTTCTTAAGTCCGAGGAATCTGCTCCAATTTTTACTAATAATTCTGCTACGGTTGACACTTTGCCGCCTCCTTTCTTTGGGAATAAAATTCTTTGAAAAATTCTTTGCGTTCCACTTCTTTAGCACCGGTTGTTTTCTTAGGCAAGAACGGTTTCATCAGCTTCTCCGGTGTAATGCCCTTTACCTGAGTAGCCATTAAGTTAGCCGTAAAGTATGAAGCGATCCACAATACATTTAGTTTTCGTCTTTCATAGCCTGCAGCCAGTTTAGTAAGTTCAAAAGGGGTAAGAGCATAAAACTCATTTGGCTTTAAGGCAAGGGGGCCATAGGCTATACCCTCAGCCCATTCCAGCCAATCAAAAAAGGAAGGAGCTATTTGCCCTTCCTTTAGTTTTTTCTTTCTTTTTCCAATTCTTCACTTACGTTTTCAGTCAATTCCTCCGGAAATAGTTTGTAATACACTGCTTTTCCTAAAATACCGGAACCTGCAATACACTTAACTACCGGAATTTGAATGTCAGTTTCTAGGTCTATACCCTCATCCACCAATTCTTGAAGTTTATTAGCATACCACTGCGGTGTGCGCATTTTATGATGGCGAAGTGCCACACTTAAAATAATGGTAAGCATACCAAGGTCTAAGCTTTGGTTTTTAATAATATCTCCGGCCGGCTTTCCGGTCATTCGTTCAATATCTATTAATCGACCAATGTTCAAAAACATATACTCATTTTCTCCAAAAAGTGAAAATTCTATCTTACGCATCACCGCTACCTCCTGTAGTTAAATCAGATAAAGGCCCTGCCCCCGACAAGCTGCCCTTTAAAGTTGCCACATCATCATGTGGGGTAGATAAACTGCATTCGGTAAGTGCTGCCCACCCGGTAAGATAGCTTTTGTCCGGATATTCAAATTTAACGTGTACCTGTTTATTGTTCAAAAATGCTGCTTCTAAAAACTTGGCTCCGGTATCTCCTGCCAAATACACACTTTCTAAATCAATAGACCAGCTTCTTAGTCCGGGCAGGGTTGCTTTCCAACCGCCGCTTGTTTTATCCGAGGCGTCAATTTCATCTGCCTTACGAGATAAATCACCGCTTCTTTGACCGCCCACCAAACTCCATGTAGGATTTGCTTCTGTTGCTCCTGTGTTCACATATAAAAGATAGTCTTTACCCGCCGTTGCCTTACTGGTGCTGGCAGGCTCTGCAAATACTGTATATGCCATTAACTTTCACTCCTTTGTAAATTTTGGATAAGCATTACAAGGCTTATCACTCCGTTATAACCGGTTTCCTCTTCCGGATAAGCTTCAAAAAAATCCACTTGTTGGCGAATTGCCAGGAACTCATCCTCAATTAAATCTATCTGCTTTGTTTGCAATAGTACTATTACCCTGTTAGCAATACTGTTTATTTCAAATTTGCCCTTATAGGTTGACCAAATGTTAATTTGAACTGTGACCTCCACCATATCCTCATACTTTGTTCCGGCTTCTTTGCAATTAAAGGCTCCTATAGTCATAAAGGGCGGCCTTGCCGTTTCCGGCACATAATCATAAACAGGCACCACTTCATTAGCTGTTAAATAGCTAATGAGAGCCTTTTGCAGAGCATTTAAGGGTATACGTTTCATTTATTCAACACCTTCTTCATATTAGAAACAAGCTTAGGCTCCTCTTCTTCAAAGGCAGGTTTAATAAATGGTCTTCCTTTTCTCGCAGGGATTTTAGCCGATTTTCTAAGTACTAACTCGCCGCCTGCTGAAATGGGTAAAGCTTTTTTATTCTTAGCCTTAACGATATGTGCCTTAGCTCCAAACTCTACAATATGAGCATAGGAGGTTTTAGCTTTTACCAAGCCCTCCGGTTTTCTTCTGTCAAAGCCTGTTTTAATAGATTTTTTTAGCTTACCGCTACGCTGTGCTGCTTTTTGTTTAGCACCTCTAGCAATATTTTTAGTACTATCCTGCAGCACATTTTCAATAGCCAGGCGTGTTTTACCATCCCAGGCAGATATATCTGATAAAGCCTTAGTTAAATCATTACTTGTTACTTTTGCATAAAATTTCATCATACACCTTTTTCATATTCTGCAATCTCAATGTAGGTGCTATCTTTATAAAACCTTGTTACAGAAACAATTTCATACTCCTTGCCCTGCCACATAAGATGCCAACCTTTTTCCATATGGGTATAGGTTCTGGTCTTTAAAGTGACATTATTTATGGCATTCGGTGTATCAAAAGCCTGTTTCTCACTGTATCTGGAATCTTTTACCTCAGCCCATAGTGTGATTGCCTTTTCATAATTTGTAATGTAACCTCCATAACCATCATTAGTAAGTATTGGTCTTAAAATTTTTATCCTGTGATTCAATTTACCTATCTGCACTAAAAGCCGTCCTTTCTGTCACCAAAAAGCAGCGAACGCAAAGTCAGCATTAGCTGCTTATAATCCGCTTCTTCCCTGTGTTCATAAAAGTAGGCGACAGTATACATGATAGCTATTTTGCCGGTTTTAGCCTGTTTTAAGTTTTCTTCGTCTGCTCGAATTATATCTCGGCACAGTTTTTCAGCAGATTCCAAAAGCTGTAGAATAAGCGTATCTTCATATTCTGAATCCACCCTAAGATATAATTTCATTTCCTCTAAACTTACCAGCATTTTACTCACCACCTACTTTTACACTTTTTTATGCATTTAGTTTCAAGATTTGCACCGCTTCAGGCAGCACCAGCTTGCCATCGACACGTTCTTTTACGACATAACCAATCATGCCATTCCCGGCATAAAGTTCTCTTAGCTCCTGCATGGAACGAGTGCCACGGTCACCAATATTGTAATAGCTGTAGTCACCAAAAGAGATGGCAGTTGCCGGTGCGTAAGCAGAAGTGAAAACATCATACCCCAAGATTTTATCCGGCTCACCGGCTTGATATGAAGGCTGCCACATATATGCTCCGTTGTTATCTTTTAATTTTCGCAGTGCCAATAAGGTTTGATCATTTAAGATGAATTTTGCACTCTTACGATAAGGACGTTTTAAGGCATAGATTAAATCCAGCATATCATCAGCCTTAATAGCCGCAGTTAATGTATTAGCTACCGTAGCTCCCCCGGTTTCAGCAAACAAACCCAACGGTTTACCGCTACCGTTTCCATTTAAGAAGGCATCTTCTTCAGCATTAGCCATTGCTTTACCAAATTCGGTAATAATGTAATTTTCAAGGTTAAAGGCATTGTCATATAGAAGTTCTTCCGTAATTTTAATAGCCACATGAAGCTTATGTGCATCAAGCAAGGTTTGAGCGAATTTGGCATCACTGAACACCAAAGCTTCTCCTTCTTCAATCCAGGCAGCCGCAGGCTTAGTTGCCGCAATATTAATCTTATGTTCGCCGGAGGTGGTAATAGTGGTAGCAAGGCCGCGCATGATATTATCTTCTTTCAAGGTATCAATAATACGCTTGTCATATTCCTCCGGCACTAAATAACCACCATCTGCATCTACACCTTCTTGCAGAAGATTGGTAACCAGTTTAAAATTACTGCGCATTGCTTTTAACAAATCTTTGGCATACGCACCTCGTGAACGTGCCGGTTTCATTTTCTCCAAAGTTTCATCCGGGAGAGCCGCAATACCGGGTTTATTGGTAAAAGGCTGATTCACCGCTTTAGAAAGCTCTTTATCAATAGCCTCCTGTTTTTCCAAACGCTGTACTTCTTTACCTAAGGCATCAATGTCTGCCATCATGGCATTATAGGTGTTTTCATCCGCAGCAGAAAGTGTACCCTTTTCACCGCGATGGCTTTCTAAAAAGGACTTGGTATCCTCCCAGGCTTTTGCTCTTTTTTCACGTAATTCGTTAATAGTCATAATTTAAAATCCTCCCTTAAATATGGTTTTTTAATAAGTCTAATTTTTCTAAGCATTCATCAACAGAACGTTCTTTTACTATTTCCTTAGTCTCAATATGGCATTTAGCCGCTATCTTGGTCTTTAAAGAATTTACTGCTACTGCCTTGGAATATATCATGGAAACAGCAGGCTGCTCCATAACATCTTCAGCATTTCGTTTTAAAATACCATCTGCAAAGCCCAGCTCCACTGCTTTATTTGCATTCATCCAGCTTTCATCGTCCATGAGGCGCGCAATTTTTACCCTTGCCATACCCGTCTTGATTTCATAGGCATTTACAATTGATTCCTTGACTTCGCTTAACATAGCGATAGCCTTTTGGAATTCACTTTTATCTCCAAAGGCCATAGTTGCCGGATTGTGAATCATAAGGAGTGATACGGGACTCATTAAAACCTTACTGCCTGCCATAGCAATGACCGAGGCCGCACTGGCAGCCAGGCCATCAATCTTAACTGTCACATTACCCTTATATTCCATCAGCATATTGTAGATTTGAGCTGCGGCTACACAGTCCCCTCCCGGACTATTAATCCAAATGGTAATATTCCCACTGCCGGAATGCAGCTCTTCTTTAAAAAGTCGGGGAGTGACATCATCATCAAACCAACTTTCTTCAGCTATGGTGCCGTTAAGAAACAGTGTCCGCTCCAGCACTTCTTCTTGGTTTTCTTTGTTCATTGCCTTTTTGTTCTTCCACTGCCAAAATTTCTTCATTGTCATACACCTCCTTTACTGCAGAATATGCACTGCCTGCGTCCTTTAATTTAGTCATATTGCCATTGATGAGATATAAATTGCCGCCCTCCTCCTCAGATATTCTGTCTAGGTTTTCCAAAGTTCTTATATCATTGGCACTCATCCAGCCATTCTGTCTTGCAGTAGCGTAACCGTTCATACGGCTTTCATAATCCCCTCTAAGTAGTCCATCTACATTGAACTTAATAAAATACTTTCCCTTATCTCTTGGCGAAATAAGTGACCGCACCAAAGACTGCTCCCAGCGGATAAGCCAAGGCTCTAGGGTGTATTTTACAAACTCTAGAGACTGCTGCTCTATATTAGAAAAGCTCGACTTTTCAAGGTCACCAACCATATGCGGTGGGACTCTGAAAATTCGAGCTATCTCGTTAATCTGAAATTTTCTTGTTTCTAAAAACTGGGCTTCGTTTGGACTGATAGATATTGGTGTGTATTTCATACCTTCCTCTAAAACTGCTACCTTATTGGCGTTGGCACTTCCACCAAAAGCTGAGTTCCAACTGGCTCTTACTCTTTCCGGGTCTTTCACAACACCAGGATGTTCTAAGATCCCGCCTGGCGTAGCACCGTTCGCAAAAAACTTGGCTCCGTATTCCTCGCAGGCAATAGCCATGCCAATAGCGTTTTTAGCCATAGCAATTGGTGAATAACCGACTAGGCCATCAAAACCTAAACCTGGTATGTGCAGCACCTCTGAATGCAGCAGAATAACTTCGTTTTCCTTGTTTAAATGTGCATCTTCTAGGCCACGCAAATACTTGTAATAGATATTTCCTTTATCATCCCTGTTTACGCTAACCCGGTTAGGCATTAACGGATAGATACCAACAACCTCCCCTCTGCCATTTCTGATAAGCTGAGCATAGGCATTACCCCAAAGAAGTAGATGCGTCATAAGAGTTTCCCTAAACACAAACGAGGTCATCTCCGGGTTAGGCTCATCATGTAGGAGAAAATACAGCGGATGCTCTAAGGCTTTATCTTTGCCACCGCTATCCGTGTATTTGTAAAGGTGTAAGGGCAAACCTGCAACAGCTTCTGCCAGTACCCTAACGCAAGAATAAACTGCTGTCATCTGCATAGAAGAACGCTCAGTTACATTTTTCCCAGCCGTACTTCCACCAAAGAAAAACCTATAGGCACTGCCTACACTTACGTTCTTAGGTTTATCTCTGGACTTAAAAAGCTTTGTAAATATTTCTAAAATCTTGACCACCTCCTAAAATTATGTTCCTGTCAGACAAATAAAATACCCCTGTCATCATAAACAGAGGCACCGTTATCATTTCCACAGCGAATTGCTCGGTCTAAAGCCATAATCGTGGCTATAGCACCGTCAATTTTCTCTGTGGATTTTTCTTTATCTGCTTTAATGTTCCCGGCAGGGTCCGTTCGGATAAAAATGTTATCCATATTCCATCTAAGCACCGGATGCCCGCTATGAGCAATTTTCTGCTCTAGTGTTAGTTTCATCAGTTCCTTAGTAGGTGGTGACATATCCTTAAAACCTTGTCCAAAAGGCACTACCGTAAACCCCATGCCCTCAAGATTTTGCACCATCTGCACCGCTCCCCAGCGGTCAAAGGCGATTTCCCGGATATTATACTTTTCGCCTAACTCTTCTATAAACTTCTCAATGTAGCCGTAATGCACTACGTTACCTTCGGTGGTCTGAATAAGTCCCTGCCTTGCCCACACATCATAGTTCACATGGTCACGCTTAACCCTTAAATCCAGCGTTTCTTCCGGTAGCCAAAAATATGGCAGAACTACAAATTTATCATCTTCATCCAAAGGCGGAAATACCAGTACAAAAGCTGTAATATCTGTAGTACTTGAAAGGTCAAGACCACCATAGCATACTCTGCCAATAAGGCTTTTTCCATCTACCTTAAAACTACAAGCATCCCATTTATCCATAGGCATCCAGCGGATAGCTTGTTTTACCCATTGATTAAGCCTAAGCTGCCTGAAAGAGTTCTCTTCCGCAGGATTTTGTTTAGCCGATTCGCAGGCTGCTTTTACCTTATCTATCCCAACGGTAATATCTAGAGAAGGATTAGCCTTTTTCCAAACCTTTGGATCAGTCCAATCATCGGACTCCTCTGCCCCATAGATTACTGGATAAAATGTACTGTCATGCTTTCGCCCTTCCAATATATCCTTAGCCTTTTGGTGGGTTTCATAGCAGATGCTATTGGTATCAGTACCTGCTGTAGTAATTAAGAAATATAAAGGCTGCATACGAGCATCGCCTGAGCCTTTGGTCATAACATCAAAGAGTTTGCGATTCGGCTGGGTGTGCAGTTCATCAAAGACAACCCCATGAATGTTAAATCCATGCTTGGAATAAGCCTCAGCCGACAGAACTTGATAAAAGCTGTTCGTAGGCAGATAGATTATTCTTTTTTGCGAGACTAATATTTTCACCCTTTTATTAAGAGCCGGACACATTCGCACCATATCTGCCGCAACATCAAACACGATAGTCGCTTGCTGCCTGTCAGCAGCACAGCCGTAAACCTCGGCACGTTCCTCCCTATCACCACAGCAAAGCAGAAGTGCTACGGCAGCCGCCAATTCCGACTTGCCTTGTTTCTTTGGTATTTCAATATAAGCGGTATTGAACTGCCTATAGCCGTTAAGTTTTATCGTTCCAAATACATCCCGTATAATCTGCTCCTGCCAATCAATCAGTTCAAATGGCTTTCCTGCCCAGGTTCCCTTGGTATGGCAAAGACATTCGATAAAGCCTACGGCATAATCAGCAGCGTCTTTATCATACACAGAGCCTTTTGCCTTAAATTTGGTTGCCTTATACCGTTTTAGTTTTTTCAAATATCATCACCACCTTTACAAATAAAAATAGCCGCCTTATAGCGACTGTACGAGTAACATCCCCTTACGGGACCGTTCTTTTAAAATTTTATTTAGTTGTGTTCTTTAATCAGTATTGCCAGGGCAATTTCAGCGCCTTCATCCACTGGCTCTATGTCCCAGCCTCTATCGTAATTTACCACCGCTTTGCCATCTAGGCTTATCCAAGCTTTAGAAATCTTACCGCCATCAATACCAAACTCACTGCCTACCTCATAAACTTTTACTTGGTATTTGTAAACTTTACCTTTAATCAGCATTGCTCCTGTTTTCCACATCATCTTCATCCTCCGCTTTCGTTTAGTTTACCTTTCGGTATGTGTATATTCGCTCTAAACGCACATAATAGCAAGCTATTTATGTAATTAAAACTGTATACTTTACTGCTCTCCCGTAAGGAGGAATCTAACATATTCTTTACGATGCTCTTCTAAATACATTACCAATTCGTAGTAGCCATATTCGTTGGCAAGGTACTGCACCATATTTACATCAAACATATTGGTGCGACCGGTGTCGCGAATAGCTAGAATTTGCTTTTTTACAATTTCACACATCATTTACCGCCTCCAATCTTACGGCAAATGTCTTCACCATAGGCTACATTAAGTCCCGAACCGTTATCCCAAGCTACCATAATGCTGGCGATATCATCAACTCCTAAGACCGTGCCTTTTGTTCCAATTGGGGGTGCTTGGCAGTCATCCATCTTCACTAGTTCAACCCTAGTTCCTTTTGGATATTCATTGCGTACTCTTTCAACTGTTTCTCTATTTGGAAACCGCATGGTCGACACCCCCTTTGAAAGCTGATGAGCCTGTAAAATTCTTAAGCAAGGTCTTTCTGACCTCTTTGTATTCTTTGCCGATAAACCCTAATCGTAAGAGGAAACATCTAAAAGCATATTTTTCATTTTCCACTTCTTTTTCTTTAGGATTTACCCGTTTTTGCTCTCTGGCAAGCTTTGCCAAGGCACATACAAATTTACTGTAGGCTTCAAGCAAGCTGTTATCTGACGGTTTAATTTTAAACCAGGGGAAGGTTATCCTATCTTCTTCTTCAATCACCTCAGGCAATTCTTCGAGGTCTAATGCCTTTTGAATAAGTTTTCCCTTAGCTGCTAAAAGGTTATTGAGGTTTTCCCAAGTTTCGGGTGTAAAAATATCTTTTGGCAGTGAAATGTTTACATCAAGCATTTCAGGCTCGGTTTCTGCATTCGCAGGTTCATCAGCCTTTTCAGCCGCCGCCATATTTTTCAACATCTTTTCTGCTAAAATTCCTTCTTTGGTAACAAACCCTTTTTCTTCAAGGGCTACAAGCAGTCTTTCCATCGCTGTTTCGTTTACTTCTTCTCCCCAGCTTAGGCTGCTGTTCTTGCTTAAGGTTAAACTGCCAATTTGGTAAGCACAGCTTGGAACACCAAGGTATTTTGCTTTCTCTAAGGTAAGCTCCTCCAAGGCTTTTACTAATTCTTTTCTGTTTTCGACTTCGAAATGTACATTCATGCTAATTGCCTCCTTTTGTTTTGGTAGGTACATATTCGCTCTAAATGTACTTATTATCAAGTCATTTAAGCCTAGTATCTAGTATACTTTTAGTCTTGCTGCGCCCAAACGATACCAGCCAAAACAAAACATACGCATGGTAGTGCCACGCCATTACCCCACATCTTATATTCTGCTGAATCCGAATGTGGATTTTTAAGCCATTTAATAATCTGATTCCTGCTCTTAGGCTTTTTAGCTGTTCCTATTATTCTTCGGTGTGTTTCAAACACCTCAGTCCAAAAGAGAATATCAGCATCACTTGGTTCATTATTACCAAGGTCGCTGCACCACCAGTCTGGAAATCCCTGCAGCCTTGCACATTCTGTAGGTGTTAATCTTCTTACTATGTAGGCATTGCCTTCTTCATCATTAATCAAAGGCGGGTCTTTATAATCCGTGGCAACTAAGGTATTTGCAACCTCTTTTTCAGCAGACGTAAAGAAAGAAGCTTTACTGCTTGTATAGGTTGGAGCAGCAACTGCCCCAGGTCCTTTAGCAACAATAGTAGGTTCTATTTCTTTTTCCACTGTAAATCCAAACTTGGCATTCTCGCCTTGATTGAAGGCTGCACGGTCAATGCCGTATGCCACTGCGTGTTTATCTACTGTGTTTAAAGTAAAACTCACATCTTCATTCACTCCATCACCTTGAGGTCCGTTTTCATCCTTCCTGCCAATCATAGAGCCTTGCAAAACAAAAGTCTGCATCTGATTGCTTTGCCGTGCCATTAAAGCACCGGATTTTTCTTTAAGGTCTATTACCTCATCTCTTTGATTTACGTGAAAGGCTTTTACATTTTCCACAACAGCCATGCCACCTTGATTGCAGGCAGGATTACCACCATTGCCGTCAAGAGTTCTTGAGGAATCTGCCTCATAAAATCCACTACTTGGATTATCCGACTTCATAGAATTACTGTCCTTAGAGCAGATACCATAGACCTTTGGCACAAATACCGTCTGGTCATTATTGCACCCTAGCGTGGCTGAAAGATTTTCCTGTACCAAAGCACCTTTACCGCCGCCTTCACAGCCACTGCGGATTTTCAGTGTTTTAGGTGTTTCCATTACAAACGGCTGATTGTTACCACCAGTGCCAAAAGTCGCAAGCACAGTCTGTGCTTTATCAAGCGGTCCTACAAACCTTGAATCCTGCGAGTGGTTTTCAAACACCAATGGTGGATGATTTGACTGAGCACGAAGCGTAGAGGTTTTATCTTCTGTTACATCCATCCGCTCTCCACCTTGATCATTTAAGCAGATTGTGCCTGTTTCTCCAGTGCAACCCTCAGTACCTCCGGCAATTTTTTGCCACGAACAGCGGCCCGTCTTAGAATACCCAGACAAGCCTTCTGACTCAAATAGTATTTCGCCTGCACTCCTGCCTGCAAAATCTGCGACAAGATAGATGCGTCTTCTGCGCTGGGGGACTCCCCAATATTGGGCATCGAGAACTCGCCAGGCAAGGGAGAATTCCTCTGCCACGATATTTCCTGCATTACTCCATTTGCCTTTTTTAAGTTCAGGAATAACAGCATCTTCGGTTTTGATTTTGCAGATGGCTTCAAGCACTGCTTTGAAGTCCTCCCCTTTATTTGAAGAGAACGCTCCGGGGACGTTTTCCCACACGATGTATCTTGGATATTTTCCATCTGTTGCATTCCTCATTTCTTTAATAATTCTTATTGCTTGGTAAAACAGTACCGACTGACTGCCAACCAGTCCTGCCCTTCTTCCGGCAAGGCTCATATCGGTACAGGGTGAGCCGAAGGTAATAATATCCACGGGGGTAATTTTCGCCCCATCTATTTGATTAATATCGCCTAAATGCTGTACGCTTGGCAACCGTTTTGAAGTTACCCTAATAGGGAACGGCTCAATTTCTGATGCCCATATAGGATTGATGCCGGACAATATACCACCTAAAGCAAAACCTCCTGAGCCATCAAAAAGACTGCCTAATGTTAATTTACGCATTGGCAGCCACCTCCAAAGCCCAGAAATCAAAAAATGCACTGTTCTGTGACAACTCCACAAAACGAATGCATTTTTCTGCTACCAGCTTTTCTATCCAAAGCGGTATTTTTCCCACGTTATCATAACGGCCATAAGCACCGAACATACATCGCATCCCAATATTTCTCGCTTTCACAGCATCATCAAATGTATCAAAATAACCAAGATGGATTTCTTTCTGGTTTACTTTTATTCTTGCCCTGAATTTCTTTCTTGGTGCATACCAGCTTACTCCACTTACTCCCGAAGTATTATTTTTCTGAATCGGCTGATTCATCTGGTTCTGCTGATGTGTGCATATGCGAAGATTACTTGAACAATTATCTAAAGTATCAAGACTAATATGGTCAACCTCATATCCTTTCAAGCAATTCAATAAATAACTGTGCAGTTTTCTGCCACGGCAATCTATAATATAGAATCTTCCACTTTCACAGCTTGCATACCATTTTACATTACTGATTTTATGAAAGGCATCTCGATCGAATCGGAATACCATTCCATTCGGCAATTTACCATACCCCACGCTGCCATCAAAGCTGTAAACAACATTACTCATTTTTTGCCTCCGTTTCTGGTTCAACCTCCAAATCATCAAATCGGATAGTCTTGCCGTCACGAAGAACGGAAATATCTTCTGTCTGTCCATTTCTGAATTGAGCATATCTTTTCACAGCCACATCTACAAATTTTTGTTCCAATTCTACACCATAACAAATTCTATCCATCTGTTCACAAGCCATCAAGGTAGATGCACTGCCGAGAAAACCATCCAGCACAATGCCATTTGACTGTGTACATTGTTTAATCAGATACGCTATCATCGGAACAGGCTTACTTGACGGATGCCCACATCCATCTTTTTCAGAATCCTTTATTCCATCGAATTCAAAGACGGCTGTCTGTTTCTGATCTCCATACCAGATATGTTTGCCGTCTTTTCGCCAGCCCCATATAATTGGCTCCATATTAAACTTCCAATCGGTGCGCATAAATGGTGCCCTTGGCTTTTTCCAAATCAGACCTGCACCGACTTTAAATCCAGCATCTTCAAACGCATCATAAAACACACGGGTTTTCATGGTTGCATAGAATTCATAGATTGATGCATCCAGTGCCATAGCATTTTTGAAGTTTGTAAATACCTTCAAAAGGAATTCATATCCCTGCTTATCATTCAAATTGTCATTTGCAATCGTGCCTGACTTATTTTTCAGTTCTACAAAATATGGGGCATCGGTACATACAAGGTTTGCCTTGGTTTCTCCCAGCAGCTTTTCAAAAGTAGCCGGGTCTGTAGAATCACCACAGATAACTTTGTGCTTGCCTAATGTCCAAATATCGCCAAGCTTAGAAAAAGTCGGCTTTTTCAATTCTTCATCGACATCAAAGTCATCATCCTTAACATCATCACCGGTATTAAAAAGTTTATCTAGTTCAGCAGGCTCAAAGCCGGTTAGGGAAACATCAAACTCTGCACCCTGCAAGGATTCGATTTCAATTTTCAAAAGTTCTTCATCCCAGCCTGCGTCCATAGCAAAACGGTTATCTGCTATGATGTAGGCTTTCTTCTGTGCCTCGGTTAAGTAATCAACCAAGACGCAAGGTACTTCAGCAATTCCTTCTTCTTTGGCAGCAAGCACCCGCCCATGGCCGGCTATAATACCGCAATTGCTGTCGATGATTACAGGGTTAACAAAACCAAACTCCCTTAGGCTTGAACGAAGTTTCGTTATCTGCCCTTGGGAGTGAGTTCTTGCATTATTTACATAAGGCACCAATTTATCTATTGGCACAAGTTTCATTTCTGTAGTTTTCTTATCCACTAGCTTGCCTTCCTTTCCAATATTTTTTTAAGGCCTTTATACGCTCCCATCAGATTGCCGGCCTTAGCTAACCCTTTCAAAGTACATAACTTCCTAATTCCATTTTTGCCTTTTCTAATGTGCGCTTTGAAATACCTTTATTTTTCAATATCCCTTTTTGAAGGTACTCCATATTTTTTTGAAAGATATCTATAACCGCCTTCTCCATCTAAATATGCTTGAACAACTTGTAACTTAAATTCATAACTGTATTTTGCCATAAAAAATGACCTCCCATAAGTTAGATTTTTGGTCTAACTTATGGGGGTCAGTTCATTCTACACTTGGGCTGCATGTTTTGATTAATTATCTAATATCTCCGGATCTCCTGTAAAGGAATATAAAACTGCCTGCATGTTTTTCAAATAAAATACGGTGAATTTCCCATCATCAGCGCTATACATATCTCTCAAAGGCGGATTTGCTTCAAGCATTGCTTCCCTTGCTTCCACGGTATCATCAATTACGGCTTCGCCGGTGAGCCGAATCCATTTTCCTTTTGCCATACCTGAGACTTCCACCTTTGAATTTGCCAATAACTGCTGATAAACTTTTTTCTGATTGGTTGTACCAAGATAGACCTTGCCATTCCTCTCCATGGCTGCACCAAACGGTCTGACCCTTGGCTGGTCTCCTTCAACGGTTGCAAAATAATAAGTTTTTGCTTCATTTAAAAAATCAACAACTTGACTCAT